TACGAGCACATTGACAGCTCGACAATTACATCTTAAAAACAATCTAAACAAGTAAAATCATGAGCTTAAAAAAATTCATAAGCACTAAATTTGATTATGATGTTGCTGATTTGGCACCATACATTGATCAACAAAGAGAAGACCTAATCACTCGCTCTGTCACAGAGGCGAAAACTTTGGGTTACATCGCAATCCAGGAAGGTATCAAAGGATCTGAAGCAATCAAATTGCTTGATGATTCAATCATTTACCAGGCTGGTGATTGCACAATGTCACCAGATGGAGATACAATCTTCTCTGATCGTAATATCGCAGTGGAGACATTGGGATACATGAAGCGCTTTTGCCAGAAAGACCTTGCTGGTTTCTGGACACAGTTAGCACTTCGCCCAGGAGCAATGGCTGAAGATCAATCTTTGCCATTCGAAGCACAATTGACTTCATACCTTTTGAGCTTGCACGCTCTTGAGCTCGACAAATTGATATGGAGAGGAAACAAATCAACTGGTACTGGTAACTTGGCATGGATGAACGGATTCGTTCAATTCTTGACTGTTGCCAATGGATGTGTTAATTTGAATACTTCTGGAACAGCTGCAATGGATTCATCGAATGCATATGACATCTTCTATGAGTGCTTTACAAATACTCCAGAAGCAGTGGCAGAAAATCCAGCTTTCGTATGTTTTGCTGGTCGTGAGAGCTTTAACTTCTTGATGAAGAATCTTGTTGACTTGAATTTCTTCCATTACTCTCCAGCGCAAATCGCTACTATGAACGAGGTAATCGTACCAGGTACAGATATGCGAGTGGTTAAGGTACCAGGATTGAATGGATCAGATGCAATCTTCACTGGTAAAGCTACAGATTTCGTATTCGGTACAGATCTTTCTTCTGACTTCGATAACTACGAGATGTGGTATTCTCAAGATGATGATGTCATCTATGTTCGTTCTAAATTCCGTGCTGGTGTACAGGTTCCATTCTTGGATCAGATCGGTGTGTGGAGAAACGACTAATCAAATGAATTAAATGGGAGCGCTTTCGGGTGCTCCCTTTCACAAAATAAAAAAGAGATATTATGGCTTTATGCGAAATGACTTCTGGCTTCAATGACAGAGCATGTACGAATGGAAAGGGAGGGATTAAATCAGTATTGCTCTTCCCAGTGTCAGCGATCACAGCTCCAATCGGATTAACAGCCAATGAAATCACTTCATTAACTGTGACTGGAGAAACATTTTTGTATAAATTGAAGAGCAATCTTTCAAGCTATACAGCTCCAGTGAAAGTGAACAAAGATAATGGGACTTTGTGGTATGAGCAGACATTGACAATGATCTTGTCAAGCGATACCAAAGAGCTTCGATCAGAGATTCACTTACTTGCACAGAATGAGGTGTGTGCATTGGTTGAGAAAGCTGATGGCACCATCGTAGCACTTGGACTTGAGGAAGGTCTCCAGGTGAATGATGCAGCAGAATACACTTCTGGTGTGGTGAAATCAGACCGTAATGGTCACACGATTGTCCTTGTTGGGATGGAGAATAATGAGGTGCCGAATGTGCTTGCTTCAGTGTATGCTGACTTGCTTGAGCAACAATCACCAGCCGTTTAAATTCAGATCACCAAAATAATGGAGGGAGGGGATGATTCCCTTCCCTTTTTTGCTTAAATTAGTATACCATATGAAAATAAAAGCAGAATATATCGGTACAGAGATCCGAATGAGAGGCCAGAGATGGTTTATCTCTGAAGGGAATGAAGCAGAATACCAGGAGGCTGGATTGAGCTTCATCTTTGAGGCGAAAAAACCTAAATTAAAAAAGGATGCTACAGATAAAAAGGAATCAAGCGAGCACATTGATTGTGACAGTGACGGAGATGCAGCTTCTGACAGCTCCATTCTGGCTGTTTGAATTCACTCATCAGCAGAGCTTTGAATCAGTGACATGCATCCTGGACAATATCAGCCCTGGTATTGCACGATACGATGAATTCGTGATCACAGATGGTGTCGATGTGGTATTCCCATACAATGGTGACTATACATATCGCATCTATGAGCAAGATTCAGATACCAATCTGGATCCATTGCAAGCTTACAATTTATGTGAGGAAGGCATTGCGGTAGTTATTGAAGATCAAGCCGCAAATAATCAATATGACACTGAAATAATACACACAATATATGAGTGACAAGATGATCACGCTATCCTTCTCAAAAGAATACCAGAAGCCGACTGAGATGAAGGACAAGAAGACTGGCATAATGAACTGGGGCAGAAAAAATGACTATCCGTTTTTTCTAATCGAGCTTCTAAATGGATCTGCATGGCATCAAGGAATTGTCAAAAATAAAACTTTTTATATTGCAGGATCTGGTCTTGAAGTTACGACTGGTGATGCAACGCTATTCATGCAGAATCCATACAGCGATTTTGATATGAATGAGATTGTACAAAGAATGGTATTTGATTTTGAGGTATTCGGGGCAATGGCTGTGATTGGTACATGGAATCGTGAAGGTACTAGAGTTGTAAGATGGGAGCATATTGATATTGATGCAATCAGAATCAGCGAAGATGAGCGCACATACTATGTGAGCGATGATTGGAATGCCCGGGAACAAACACCAGAAGCAACCAATTTCAGAAGCTATCCGGCAATGGATGAAGGCAACCCAACGGGATCCTTTATATTTTATTACAAGGAGCCAGCTAAAAAAGCCAAAGGAGAAAAAGGAGTATATCCAAAACCGACATACTATGGCGGTATCACCGCAATTCAAACAGATGTGGACATCTCAAAGTTCCATATGTATGAAATTCAGAATGGTTTTAAGGCCGGGACTTTAATAAATCTTGCGAGCGGTTTCCCGGAAACAACTGAAGAGGAGCGCAAAATAAAAGAACAAATTAAAGGCCGTACACAATCAGTCGAAGATGCTGGTGAGATCATCATCACATTCAGTGATTCAACAGATACAGCTCCGACAGTTTTGAGCTTGAATGGAAATGATCTGAGTGATCGCTATCTGATGACTGAAAAATCTGTGCAACAGAATATACTGGTATCTCATTCAGTTACATCTCCGTCTTTGTTTGGGATCATCAAAGATGGATCATTCAACGCGGCAGAAAGCGCTGATCTTTTCGAGATATTCAAAATGACATATGTCAACGCCAGACAAAAACAGATTGAATGGATGATCAACTACATGGGCAAATTGTCTGGAGCTATGGCTACATTGAAACTTAAAGACGTGGCTCCAATTGCATCTGCTGTGAAGGCTTTGCCGACAGCTCCAGCAGGATCAACATCTGCTGCTCCGATTGATGCTCCAGTTGATGTGGCAAAATCTGCTCTGAATGGGGCCCAGATTGCATCACTTGTGGAAGTCGTTGCTCAAATTAAAGCCGGAATTTTAACAGCCGATTCAGCTTTGCAAATTTTATTGGCATCATTTCCATCAATTGACGAGGTGCAGGCACGCAAAATTGTGGGTCTTCCATCAGTGGCAATGGCATCATGTGGATCAGAGCATGCATTCAGCAAAGATGAGCTTGAGATATTCAGCGAATATGGCAGAAATGCAGGAGATTTTTATGTTATCAAAGAAGAGATCATTGAATGGGACACGCCAAATGATCAAGTCTTTTCAAGATCAGATGAAATTTTTGCATCCGTTGGTGAACTGGTTATTCAATTGACAGATTTTGATAAAAATGTAGTTGACATGATGAGCCGTGGTGAAGACTCTACAGCAATCGCTAAAGCTACACAGAGCACAATTCAACAAGTGGCTGAATCAATTGCGAAGCTCACCGCTTTGGAAGTGATTTCACAAGGCCAAGTGACTGATCTCGGGCAAAATTTAGTGGACAAAGCTGATGCTCCGATCTCGCAATTTGAAGTTGTATATACATATAAAGAGCGCCCTGGCGTTCCGCCCGTGATCACAAAGAGTCGCGAATTTTGTACAAAGCTTATTGGCTTAAATCGGCTTTATACTAGAGAAGATATAAATAAAATTGGAGATCGAGTAAATCGCAATGTATGGAACTATCGAGGAGGATGGTATACAAATCCGGAAACGGGTGCAACAACTCCATATTGTCGACATATTTGGGTGCAGCAACTTGTAATTAAGAGAGGATGAATATGATGATCACAGTGGACAATCTGAAAAAACTCGGATTGATCCACAATAATACAGACACAAAAATTCTGGGTGTAGCAATCAAGCGAACTCAAGACATGCACATTCAACCAGCAACAGGGACATGTCTATACAAAGCTTTGCTCCAGCGCATCGAAGATGATGACTGGACTCCAGAATACAGCGGGCTCATGAATGATTACATTCTGCCATGTCTTGTGGCTTTTGTTGATTACAGGGCTGCTGTATTGCTTAATGAGAAGCTCACAAATAAGGCTGTGGGCAGAAGCAATGACGAATATCAAAACGCAAACACAGACGCTGAGACAACAGCCCTTCGCGATTTGCTTAGAAAAGATGCTTATTTTTACAAAGAGCGTCTTATTGGACATTTGATTGATGACAATGGTCAGAAATATCCAGAGTACATTACTGACTGTGGAGATGACTGCAATGAGAAAGTGGACAAAGACAGAACAGGATACAAACCGACTGGATGGATAGTGTAAAAAAAGAATTTAAGGCCTCAAAAAAAGCGATTGATAAGCTAAAAAAATATCTGGAAAAGAATGGAGAAAACTCTCAATCAGCTGATGCGAGAATTCAGCGAGATCGCAACAGCTCATCGACAGATCAGAGAATACTTTCAAGGTGATTTCTTTGATGCGATAAGCAGAGATGCAGCTCAATATCCTCTGATGGTAGCAACTTTGCAGCCAGGATCATTGGGTGATGGATTTGTCCAGGTGAATGTGATCATTACTATCTGTGATAAATACAATATCCAGGAATATCGCCAGATCAATGAGGTCCATTCAGATTGCTTGAGCATATGCAATGACATCAAGATCACGATGCAGCAATATCGCTGGACAGAATTCTCTGACATCAACTTTACCATTGCCACAGATCCTTTCATTCAGAGAGGTCAAGATGTGACAGCTGGCTGGAGCATGAATGTATCGCTCAATGTATTCGATGATGGCAATTGGTGTGATCTTCCTATGGATGATTACGATTTCGAGAATGGAACTCCATCACATTCGAATGATTGTTATCCTGGTATCGTTGTGAATAGTGATGAAACATTCACCCATAGCATTCAATCAGGTACAACATATGTGCTTCCAGATACAACATACAATGTATATGTGAATGAGATCCTACAGAATACAATTACTCTTCCCACATTGGGAGCAACAACTGATATAAATATAGTATGGCAATAAACATCAACATACCTTCCCAGGTAACAGAAGAAATCAGAGAAGGAGTAACAACTACAGCTCCATCGGAGGATACAGTATTTAATGCACTTGCTGATAAAGCGAATAGTGCAGACCTGGCAACGGTGGCCACAACTGGTGACTACAATGATCTTATCAATCAGCCATCAATACCAGCAGCTCAAGTAAATTCCGACTGGGATGCTACATCTGGAGTGGCTGAAATTTTAAACAAGCCAACGATTCCAGATGTGAGTGGTTTTGTACCATACACTGGAGCGAATGCTGATCTGGACATGGGCAGCTACAATGTGACAGCTGATCACATGGCGCTCAATGTATCTCCATCTGGATCTGGTTATGTGGTGGGAGCTACACAATGGAATAATACAATAGGCAGCTCTGAAACTTTATTGAAGGGAGGGAATGTATCTCTCAAGAATGGAGTGGATTTAGTGGCCAGAATCGTGAATAAAGTTACTCCGAACACTACACTAACAAAAGCAGCATATCAAGCTGTGAGAGTGAGTGGAGCTCAAGGAGGAAGATTGGCTGTTGCGCTTGCGAAAGCAGATACTGATAACAATTCAGCGGATACAATTGGATTGGTCACTGAAACAATTAACACAAATCAAGAGGGATTCATCATCACTGTGGGCCAATTGCTCGATGTGAATACAACTGGATCTCTCCAGGGAGAAACATGGGCAGATGGTGATGTGTTATATCTCTCACCTACGACAGCTGGAAAGATCACGAATATCAAGCCAACTGGAGCAACTGGTCACATCGTAGTGATTGGTTATGTGGAATATGCTCATGCCAACAATGGAGCAATCTATGTCAAGATTATGAACGGGTGGGAGTTAGATGAACTTCACAATGTTTATATCAATCCATCAACTTTAGCAGACAACAACCTTTTACAATACGATTCGGCTACTTCGCTATGGAAAAATGAAAGTTTAAGCACGGCAGGTGTACAGCCAACGCTTACAAGTGGCACGAACATAAAGACGATTAACGGAACTTCACTATTAGGAAGCGGAGATATCACCGTAGGTGGAGGCATAACCGTAGGAACAACTGCTGTCACTTCAGGGACTATTGGACGAGTATTTTTTCAAGGTACGGGGAATGTAGTGCAGCAAGATGCAGGTTTATTATTTGATAGCACATCTAAAACTTTTACTAATTATGGTAAAGGAGCAATCGCTACAAATACTTCTTTTGGATTACAAGTTTTTGAAAATATAACTACGGCATTTCAAAATTCTGCTTTTGGTGTTAGGTCATTACAAAAAATAACAACATCAAGTTACAATTCTTCATTTGGATATGAAGCGTTGATGAATCATTCAACTGGTGATAGTAATACGGCATTTGGATGGAACGCTCTAAAAGGCAGTACGAGTGGAATTTCAAATACTGCAATAGGAGTGAATGCCGCCTCAACAATTACTACGGGTTATGGAAATGTAGTTTTAGGAGCAAGTAGTACAACGGGAATAACAACGGGAACATTCAATACTTTAATTGGGTGTAACATTACGGGACTGTCAACAACACTTGCTAACAATGTTATTTTAGCAGATGGAAATGGTGCAAGTGGTACAGCACTATGGAAAAATTCAAGCAATTTTGTAGGAATAGGATATAATCCAACTTCAGGTACTTTGGGAGCGAAACTCGATGTTCGTGCCCAAGGTGCGCTATCTACTGACATTGCTTTTAGAGTACGGAATAGTGCGGATAATTTAAATAATTTCCAAGTAAATGGAAATAACTCTATTTATATGCTCGGAGATGGTGATTTGGGTTCAATTCGACTTACTCGCCAAACTGGGCATTCAACACTATTACAACATAGAAGCACGAATACTTTACCTTCTGTTTTTACAATTTCATCATTTGCACAAGGGGGGTCAGAACCACAAATAAAATTTGATACTGTTTTTGCCGATGGGTCAACGCCAACTTTTACTATTGCTAGGCTTATATTTGGATTATCTGATTTAACAGCTAGTTCTTTGTGGTCACCATTTGGCGCATCAACAGCTACTGCATTTACAATGAAAAACTCTTTGGGCTATATTGGCTACGGAACTATACCAACGGGTACGCCAGCAGACCATTTTGCGATGTATTCAGCTGATATTGTAGCGGGTAATGCTGCGCCACACTTCAGAACTGAAAATGGGGGAATTATAAAACTATACAAAGAAACAACAGCAGTAGCTGCTTCAACACTTGTCAGTAATTTAGGAACGCCCTTAACGGATACAGATACATTTGACGGTTACACGCTAAAACAAATAGTGAAAGCATTAAGAAATCAAGGATTATTAACATAAAATAAAAAAATGGGACTTTTAATCGAATCAACAAAAGAAAAATCAATCACCATTACTGGTACGGATATCGCTTTGCCGTTAGTTTATGGACGAATTGAATTTGCAGCTAGAGCTAACGGAAAGACGTTAGAGATAGCTATCGGCACATATGCAAGCAAAGCAGCATTTGAATCTGGAGCTGGTCAGATGTTTACAGATGTTCCCCAGGGCAATATCACAGTGGAGCTTCAGCCTGGTGAAATTCAAGGCCTGGATACAGCACACACATATGCAAAAGCTGCATTCGAGCAGATGGGATACAATGTAACAATTCAGATGTAGAACATCTTTACATATTATTCTATGACATCATTCATCCGCACTGCCATCTTAACATGCATGGCTTTCTTTGCTCCAATTGCATTGATTCTTTTGGCTATAGGATTGGCAATCCTGGCAGATACAATCGTGGCACTCGCACTGACGAAAAGAAAATTCACCAGCAAGCGATTACGCAATGGAATCCTTTCCAAAACCATCGCATATGAGGCAGCTGTATTGCTTCTCTTCCTGGTTGACTATGCGATGATCAATGATGCCATGCTCACAGTGTTCAGTGTGCCATTCGTGGTGACGAAAATTTCTGGCCTCTTCCTGATTGGAATCGAGATCTCCTCCATCGATGAGAAGATCCGTAACAGATACGGAGATGACAAAGGAATCATCAGTCGATTCAAGGCCTTTTTGAACGGCATTAAGAAAATCAAAGATAGTTTATGAGGTATTTAATTTTCATATTGATCTTATCTTCATGCTCTGCCACATATCATGTTCGCAGAGCACAGAAACATATTACAAAAGCACAATTAAAGGGTGCTAAATTTGGCACAGATACAAGTTATCAATATATTTATCGCACAGATACATTATACAATGAGATCACAAAAGAAATTGAGGTGATTAAATCAGTAGTTGATTCTGTGCCGGTGCTTCACAATGTGATCAAATATGTGCCATTGACAAGATATCAAGAAAGAATTGAATACAAACTCAAAAGAGATACATTGAGAGTGCTCAAATACATTACAAAAAAAGAGAATAAAACCAAGGTCAAAACATCACCTGTTAATTTGATCACAAAAATTGTGCTCGCCATCTGGCTTCTCGTGGTAGTTTGGCTGATATATAAAATGGCAACATGGAAAGAATCGTAGAAATAGCATCCAAATATATTGGGCAAAAAGAAAAGCCCGGAAATATGGGATTTGTCAATCCGGAATTTGATGCAAAAATGAGATCGGTTGGATTTGCAAATACTCAAGCATGGTGCGCATATTTTGCGGAGCTTGTATGGAGAGAAGCTGGTCAGGATACATCTCATTTTAGTGCATCAGCTTTCAAAACATATTTGAACTATATGGCAGCTGGCAGAAAAGGATCACAAATTGCTGTTCCTGGTGCATTGGCTGTATGGCGATCTGTAAAAAATGGGCAGAAAGGATGGACAGGGCACATTGGAATTGTGGCTGAAGCTACCGCAGACTACTTCAAATGTATTGAAGGGAATACAAATAAAGCTGGAGGCAGAGAAGGAATTGAGGTTGCTATAAAAAATAGGTCATATCAATGGAAAGCAGTCAATGGACTTGAGCTTGTTGGATTCATACATCCGGTAAATGAAGATTGATGTCAAAATAATCAAAGATTTTTTACTTGAGAATCCAGAGATTGGCAGCCGTACAGCTGCCAGTGCTCTCATGGCTTTACATCCTCAAGTATTCTATAAGTACAATTCAGTATATCACAAAATTCGATATTACAGAGGGGAGCAAAAAGATAAACACTGTCCTTCTCCAATTGCTGTAAGATCTGAAGAGCAAAAAATTGAAGCTATGGGATGGAATAAGATGCTGCCAGTAAGCGATTACAAAGAGCTCGATACATTCACCTTCCCGAAGGGATCGAATCGTATTCTCATCATGAGTGACATTCATTTGCCATACCAGGATAATGAAGCGCTCGAGATAGCCATCAACTATGGCATCAAGCATGGAGCGAATTGTGTATTCTTGAATGGAGATACCATCGACATGTACCAGGCTTCTCGATTTATTAAGGATCCAAGATTGCGCTCCCTGGGAGGAGAGCTGGAGATGACCAGAGAATTCTTTGCATCACTCAATGAAGCGATACCAGGGCCGATATATTTCAAGCTGGGGAATCATGAGGAGAGATGGGAGAACTACCTTAAGGTGACAGCTCCAGAGCTTCTGGGGATCACTGACTTCGAGCTTCAGCACATTCTCCGATTCGGACAATATGGTGTGCAGCTGATCAAGGGAAAGCAGAAGGTGATGATTGGCAATCTGGCAGTGATGCATGGCCATGAATTCGGGAATTCAGTATTCTCTCCAGTGAATCCAGCGAGAGGCCTCTTCATGAAGGCGAAAGCGAGCTGCATCATTGGGCACCATCATCAGACATCAGAGCACAGTGAGAAGGATATGCATGGGAATGTGGTGACAACATGGTCCAGTGGATGCCTATGTGGCCTATCTCCAGAATATCTCCCATACAATAAGTGGAATCATGGATTTATGTTCGTGGAGGTATTCCCCTCCGGAGATTATGAGGTAAGAAATTTACGCATAATTGATGGCAAAGTCAGATAAATTTGTATTTTAGCATTCGGCATAAGTATACGCATCAGTTTAGTTTACATCATTAGGTAAGAGAAAGCACTCCAGATGGGGTGCTTTTTGTTTTATTAGACATTCATTAGACATCGTTTAGACATTATTTAGACATTGCTACGGCTGATATTGAAAATAATTGAAAAAAATGTTCAAAAAAATTTTCATATATAAAAACTATGTCTATCTTTGTAAGGTCAATAAGACATAACAATTAAAATTTAAGACATGAAAACAACACAAAAAAACACAGAACTACAGATCTCTATTAAATTCTACACAAACAAATTATGGGATGAGAGAGGATATGGTTTATCTTATTTATTAAGCTTAACTGATCAAGATTTAATCTCATTATATAACGAAGAATTTGAAGACGAATTTTAATTTTTAACACATGAAAAAAATGTCAACTATCGCGGAGCTGGATGCTAAAATGATCTTAATCGCTGCATCTGCCGGACTATCTCTGGATCAATTCAGAAAACTATCCCCGAAAAAATTTATTGCAATCTGTAATCAGTATCATTCAAATCTTAAAAAATAAAATCAATCAGCTATGAAAAGATTTATCCCATCAACTCCTGAGCACTGGGAGGTCGTTCAGTGTATTGCAGCAATGATGGCTGTGCTAAGTGTAATTTTTTATTTTTATTCGTTATGAAAATCAAGTGTAAAGAGTGCAACGGTGAGGGTGCATATGAAGTTGCTTGTTGGGAGACTAGCAGAATGGTAAATTGTGAATGTTCATATTGTGATGGGCAAGGCTATAATGAAGAGGACATTGAAGAATATGATGAGGAGGATAATGATCCTGTCACAAATTCGGGTGAAAATTGTGACTACATCAGTCCAGAGCTGAAAGAAATCTCAGACACATTTGAGATGTTCTACAGAGATATATCAATGAGCTTCACAGGACAGCCAACACGCAACTACCACATCACCTACTTCATTGAACGTGGAGATGTGGAGAAGGAAGCAACTCCATTGCTTGGTGGATTGACATTAAATGCTTCAAGCATCACCCATGCAGTAGCTCAGTTCATTTCTAGCAGCAGGGTCAATGAATCTGAAATCAAATATATAGTAGAGCTATGACCTGGAAAGTAACATACAAAGCAAAAGCTGATGGCAAATGGAGGATCATGTACCGGATCCTCCAAGCCAATAGCCAAGAAGATGCAAGGAGAAAAATGGATCTGTGGGATCCTTTAATAATTAAAGTTGAATTGATATGAATATACTAGAGAGAGCAAATGACATTGTGTTTTTAAGATCAGAAGAGAAAGAAAGAGCATATGGTGATTTCCATGAATGCATGCATAAGACAGCAAAAATTGCTTCAGAAATGTCAAATAAAGAAATCAGCATAATTGATTGCTACAACGTGCTGATCGCATTAAAATTGGCAAGGCAAGCTAATGCTCACAAAGAAGACAATCTACTTGATGCAATAGCTTATATGGCCTCATTGAACGAATTAAATAAGAAGCCATGAATAAATACGAGAGCAAATACGTTGAGCTGCTTTATGAATGCATGCATTTTGGTAAACCAGTTGAAGGGCGTAATGGGAAAACATTGCAAATATCAGGGGCCCAAATCAGAGCAAATATGTCTAATGGCTTCCCAATTGTGACCGGAAAAAAAATATATCCAAAGACTTGCTTTATTGAGACTGAATGGATGTTGAGTGGAAATACCAATACATCATGGTTAAATGATCGTGGGGTCAAGATATGGGATCAATGGGCAAATTCTGATGGTGATCTCGGCCCAGTATATGGCCATCAACTTGTAAACTTCAATGGGGTTAATCAAATTAAAAAATTGGTTGAGCAATCATCAATTGATATACATAGCAGAAGATTATTGTGCTCAATGTGGAATCCAAAAGATATTGATCAAATGGCGTTGCCACCATGCCACTATGCTTTCCAATTTGTTGTGGCTGAAGGTATGGCAGATATTGTTGTATCAATGAGATCTCTTGATTTATTTATTGGTTTGCCTTATGACATGGCGATGTATGCTACAATTTTATCTGTATATTGTAATCAATTTGATCTAATATCAAATGATGTTATCATAACAGCGGGGAGTGCTCATATTTATGCCGATCATCTTAATGCTGCTCGGCTGTATTGCAATAATCCTAAGCACGAATTGCCTAAGCTATTGAGCTGCAGCACAATCACAAATTTTGATCATAAAGAAATGGCAATATCAGACTATTGCAGCGAGGAAAGAATAATTGTTGAAGTAAAAAAATAAGATATGAAACTAAAAAATGAATTTAACCCAGTAAGAAATTGGGCAGAAGATCGTGGAATTTACGCAAAAGGGGATGTAAAAACTCAATATATCAAATTCCAGGAAGAGTGTGGGGAGCTTGCTAAAGCGATCATAAATAATGACGATGATGAATTCATTGATGCCATTGGCGATTGTGTAATTGCTTTGACTTCTGTGGCCAAATTTAAGGGGCTTAATATCGAGGACTGCATAAATTCTGCATATGCTATTATTGAGAAGAGAACAGGGCAGATGAAAAATGGATCATTCATAAAAAATCAAGATTAAGATGGCATCAATAAAAGAACTGATTGCAATTGCTCATCAGCATGGGCTTGTTAAAAAAAGTAGGAAACGAGATATTGTATACAAGCGTCAATACATGTTTAGTGAGCTCCGCAAAAGCTTAACATTTGAGCAGATAGCACATATTTTTGAGATGAATCACAGCACTGTGATTTATGGAATATCTCAACACGATCTGTTTATGAAGCAAAATGATATGATCTACATGAAGGTGATCAGCGAAATATATCAAGAAGTCAACAGATTCAGCATTGATGCGCTTAGTTCAAAAAATTTATACATGGATGTGATCAGCACCTCCGGCCCAATTGTCACATTGGAGATCCAACTTACTTCCACTGATCCCGAATGGTTTTTAAATAATAAAGGCATATTGAGTAGAGAAATTTTCAGAGAATCACTGTAAAATCTTTACACTTTTTTACGCTTTACACCTCTATTTTTGATTTTTTTATGATGGTAGGAAATTAAAAAAATGTTTTTTTCCCCTTTACACTGTAAAAAACTCATCAAAGCTAAGGCACCACTGCAATATAGGCGTAAAAACAGCTGTAAAAAGGTGTAAAGCAAACTGTAAAAAAATTTTATTTATACAAATATATGAGCCGTTTAGCTCTTTTGATCCAGGATTGAGTACATTTGTAGAAATCATTAAAAATTAAAACATGAAAAAAAGACTTATAGTCAGAAATTTGAGAGAATTCTTTGAATCAAATGTGACTAACCCATTTACACATCTTGCAACACTAGAAAAGGAGATCATGCTGAGTGCTCATCCTGACTTAGAAATTGAAATTGAAACGGCTGACACATGGATTTTGTTCTCACAGACCGGGATGAAGGTGGATCAAGATGGATCGCTTAACTACATTTATCAATTTATTGCTGTCAAATGAAACTGCCACTATCTAAACTGAACAGGCTGATTGATGATGGTTATAGTGTGATCACTATCGGAGACAAAAAGGTGCCTAATATCAAGTGGAAAGAATTTCAGACTAGAGCAATGTCTAAAGACGAATTTGCGAAGGTCTATGATTTAGACTCAACACAAGGCCAAGGCATATGTACTGGCTATGGAGGACTTGAAGTGATCGATATTGATCTCAAAACTCTTCCAACTTTACAAGCTCAGCAAGAATTTTGGAAGGAATATCTGACATTTTTGAAAGACAATATCGCCGATTTTGACGAGAAATTTGTAATATATAAGACGATCAATAATGGATATCATATTCTGTACAAATGTGAAGAGATCCAGGGTAATCAAAAACTGGCAAAACTACAAAATAGCCCGGAAGCAATTATTGAGACTAGAGGCACGGGAGGTTATGTATTTATTTATGACAAAAAGGTCACAGCCTTAGGATACTCCGATATCAAACAGATCAGCATTAAAGATCGAGAGGTGCTCATGGCCATCTCCAGGTACTTTGACTATAAAGAGCCTATTGAAGAGCCAGAGCCGGATCAGATTCCTGAAGATAGCATTTCGCCATGGGCTGACTTTAATCAACGGAATACTGTATGGGAGCTGATTCAAGATGACTTCACAATTGTCAGACGTCTTAAAGACAAGCAAGTGATTAAAAGACATGGAGCGGCATCTGAGCATAGTGGCTACATCTACAATAATTCTGGCAATCTCTTCCTCTTCACAACTGGCACCATCTTCCCGGCAGAAAAGATCCTATCTCCATTCGCTATTTATGCTTGGAGATTCCATAATGGGGATATGAAAGAGGCCTCAAGAGAGCTTTATCAGAAGGGCTATGGCTCTAGGCATGTCAAAAAAATTGATCCGGTCAGCTACTCTCCAACTGATATTACAATTGATGCAGATGAATTGATCTTTCCGATTGATATCTTTCCTCCAAACATTCAGAGATATATGCTCGAATGTCATCGAACACTGAACTCTTCGATTGATTACATGGGCTGTTCAATGATGTGGATGCTTTCGATCATCATTGGTAACTCGATCAAGATCCAGGTTAAAAGGGGATGGGTAGAATCAGGCATTTTATGGATGGCTATTGTGGGACGCCCAGGGGTTGGTAAAACTCCAAACATTAACAACATCATCTTCCCTCTTCAAAAGGCAAACAACAACGAGATCAAGACATATATCAAGCGCATGGATGCGTTCAGAGAATACATGGAGAAGGACAAAAAGGAGAGAGAAGGCGAAGAGCAATTGAAGAGACCAATCAAAACTCAATTCATTGCTTCTGATATTACTCTGGAGGCTCTGGTTGAATTGCACGAAGAGAACAAGAATGCTGTTGGTGTATTCAAAGATGAGCTTGCGGGCTGGCTCAAAGACATGAACAAATATAGGGCTGGCTCAGATCTTGAATTTTGGTTGTCATCTTGGAGCAACAAAGGAGTAGCTTTGAATCGTAAGACATCAAAAAGCTCATTCGTTGAATCTCCAGTGATTCCAATCCTGGGAGGTATTCAACCAGGGATCCTCAATCAATTCTATACAGAAGAGAACAAAGACAATGGTTTCATTGACAGAATTCTGACATGCTTTCCAGATCTCGATGTTGAGGAATACAATGACAATGAGATGGACTCAGATCTTCTCCAATGGTACGAAGACTTCATCATTGACATGTATCAACGGGTCAAGCGCTATGTGGTTGTGTACGACAATGACAATGAAATTCAATCGATCATTGCTACATTTTCGCAACAGGCCCAGCTGGAATGGAAGCGGATTTTCAATGAGATCACTTCGATGCAGAATTCGCCAATGGAAAATGAATACATGAAGAGCATGCTTCCAAAACAAAAAAGCTACATTCCAAGGTTTGCACTCCTCATCAATACTCTTGACTCAATGACTTCAGAGGAAGGTTTTCCGATTGATTTTATCACTAAGGAGTCTCTCCTTAAAGCGGAGAGGTTATCAAGGTATTTTATCAATATGGCTAAGAAGATTAAGATGCAATCAACTGAGACATTTGAACTCAAAAAAGTGATGTCGGTGAATAAACTAAAGAGCAAAAAGGACCAGGTCCAAGAGATGTACAAAGCGAATCCAGAATTTAACAGAAGTCAGATGGCAGACATTTTAGGCATCTCAAGGCAGACGATTAACAACTATATTAACGAAATGAAATAATGAAATATGAGAGGATTAGCACAAATAGAATTTGAACGAGCAACAGGATATAAAATTGATAATACTCACCCATTTATATGTACTTATTGGCATATGTACGAAGAGGTTGGAGAGGCAGAATATTACAGAAATTATTGTGAATGGGTTGAGAAAAATTGTGCCATATTAACGGAAGCTCAGTGTAAGTATATTTATTTTCATATGCCTGTACACATTAAAAAAAATGAGGAAGATATGCCATCAATTAAAATAAAATCAATTCTTAAATTATGACAACAGTATATGAAATATTAGAGCATTTCGGAAATATCAATCCAAGTGTAAAATTGACACCACAAAAAATACAGCATGTAATAATTGGATATATTGAGCACGAAAAAGAAATGTTGGGACAAGCATTTTATGACGGACGCCAACAATGTCCATTAAATACATTTGAAAGTTGGTATATTTTACATACTTAAATTATAAACAATGAATAAGACAAACAAGGAGCGCATCACAGCGCTGGAGAGAGCACATCTCAAGGAAAAATATCCATCTGTTCCGGATCATGCACTGGCCATGAGCAAATGGTCAGACTCATCTGCAAACGGACTCACAAAATGTGTAACAGCATGGATCAACTTAAATGGATACCAGGCAGAGCGAATCAACACGATGGGAGTATATCGTGAAGCTGCAAAGATCAAAGATCTTGATGGGATCTCTCGCACTGTGGGCAAAGGTAAATGGACGAAATCAACGAGCACAGCTGGATCGGCGGATATCTCAGCCACAATACATGGCAGATCAGTCAAGATTGAGATCAAATATGGCAAAGACATTCAGTCAGAAGCTCAAAAAAAATATCAAGAAGCTATCGAAAGGGCCGGAGGTACATATCTGATTGTGAAAAATTTTGATGATTTTCTCATTTGGTTTGACAACTTTGTAAAATAAAGTTTATATTTGTAAAAATTTTAATTCTTAACAATGAAAAAATCAACTACAGAAGGCAGTGATGCCCAGATCCCTACAGGAAATGTGTATGTCAAGATGTGGCATGCAAAAAAAGAGATCGGAAAGGTCTACAAAAATGCCACAAATCCTCATTTCAAACGGTCTTATGCTGATCTCAATGCTATTCTTGAAACAGTGGAGCCAATACTTTTGGCACATGGTCTGCTTTTGCTACAGCCGATTGAGGATGGCAAGGTGATCACATTGATCCTGGACCCGGAAACAGAGACCTCAATCTCTTCTAGTATGGCTCTCCCAGAGGCAACAACACCACAACAGATGGGATCAGCCGTAAGCTATTACCGAAGATATAGTTTAACGAGCCTGTGTTGCCTTCAGACAACAGATGATGATGCTGAACTAGCAAGCAAGCCGAAAGCAAAGCCAACTGCTACAGATGAGCTTGTTGATAAGTTTGTCAAGTCATTAGAAGCAGGTACAAACAAGTGGACAGCTGAGAAATTCATCAGCACGTATGCACTAACTGAGTCACAAATCATCAAAGTAAATCAGCTATGAAAACAGCAGTAGAATATTTGTACACACAACTACAAATGAACAATGAAATCCTTGAAAAATGTACAAGAGTACATCAAGAGATGGAAGATAAAATCTTTGAACAAGCTAAAGAAATGGAAAAGAAACAAGCTATAGAGTTTGGCTATGACGTAGCAGATTACTTAGCTTGTGGAGTTTTTAGTGAAGGAGAAATTGAAGATAGGTATAATGAATTCTTTAAATCAGAAGAACAATGAAAACAAAATTTTACAACACGTGGAAATGGTGGGGAGTAATATGCTTTACTCCAATGATAGCAATTGATTGTGATGATAAAACAATCAGAATGGCTTGGATTATTTGGCAACTTGAAATAATAAAGCTATGAAACGCTTTACAGAATATGCACTCATCGCCATGACGATCATCACCTTGGCATCCATCTGGGGATTGACATACTATTTTTTCGGATGGTATGGCATCCTGGCACTGGCAATCATCGCCATCGGTTTATCAATTTACACTACGATATGAAATTCAGAGCATCATCCCTGGGGAAGCTGATGACATCAGCAAGATCCAAATCAGAAACACTATCGCAGACAGCAAAGAGCCACATCGAGCAACTGGCGAAGGAGGATTTCTTTCAATACAAGAGCGAAATCAAATCAAAGTACATCGATAAAGGGCAGCAACAAGAGCCAGATTCAATTGATCTGATCAACATAGTGCGCCAGGAATCCTATGTCAAGCACACGGGAAGAGTGAGCAATGAGTATCTAACGGGCGAATGTGATATCTTGGTGGATGATCGGATCATTGATATCAAGACAAGTTGGTCAATTGATACATGGCCAGCTCTTCCACAAGAGGGGGCGAATAATGATTATGAGTGGCAGATGAGAGCATATATGATGCTGTACGATCGTAATATGGCCGAGGTGATTTATTGCCTAGTCACTACAGATCCAGATCTATTGAGCCCATATGAAAATCATTCGCTTCACCAGGTAGATCATATTCCGGCGGATAAACGAATCACTGTCATCCGATATGAAAGAGATATTCTGCTGGAGGCCGAGATCATGCAAAGACTGCGCATCTGCTCAGAATACTTTGAAAACTACATGCAACTTTTAATCAGCAAGTGATGGTAAGACAGAAACAGATTTGTGATCTATCGAATGGATCACTGCACTATGAGGTCAGATTCACTGCACTATGCGATGAATTGATTTCAACAGAGCTTTATGATGAGCTGAATGATCTGATTAACTATAAGATTCTAACTTCAAGATGGACATCTAAAACTGGATGCAAGCCAACCGAGCTGGCAAAGCATGTGGAGGAATATGCAGATGCAATCACTGACTTGTCATTGCTGTATGACATATTGAGAGCAGAAGGCAATTGCACAGATGGAAAATTTATGAAGGGCATTAAATATGCACATGATTACTTAACAAACAAACAGAAATAATGGAACAAAAAAACAACACAGGAGCTATCTTCAAAAACGACAAAAAGACAGCCGAAAATCAACCAGATTACAGAGGCAAGATGATGGTGGATGGTAAAGAATGGGAGATTTCTTTGTGGGTGAGGACAGCTCAATCAGGAATCAAATACATGAGCGCTTCAATTCAAGAGCCATATGTGAAACCTGAACAACAACAACAAGCCCCAGTATCAATCGAAAAGAAGATACAAGATGCAACAGAAGATGATGGTCTGCCTTTCTAACGGAGAGCAGCTCACAGACTGGATGATTCGTCAAGTGAAAGAGCGATGTCGTGACAGATATCGCTTGATTCACTTCTCTGAAGATTCAGGTCTAAAGTATGGCCAATTATGGAGATTCATACATGGCCATCAAGTCAACCAGCAATTTATCAATGACCTATTTAATTATTTACTACCTTAGTACATGTTTTGGTCGAGAGAAGCATATGACATTAGCAAGAAGATAACAGCCAACAGTGAGCTGTCATCCGACCTGGTGAGTCATGTGTTTCTCATTTTGCACCATCTCAATATACCGGAGGAGGATCTGCCAAGGACATTCGCAAAATTTGCATATAACCAATGGAACTGGAGACAATCTCAATTCAATCGGCAATATCAGCGTGGTATCATTAGCATTGAGTTGCCCGATAGCTTTGCAGGAAAATCCACAGAAGAGAATTCAAATGAATACGAGGATCTTCTGATTCAATTTTTGGAGATAACTCCAGAAGATGACAGTCAAATGTTTTGCAAAGAAATTGCTCGAATGCATTTGTATGGGATGACTTACAGAGATATAAAAGCTGAGACAGATCTATCACTCCAAATTATTCACCAAGCCATTAAACAATTCAAAAATGATCTCTATTCTTACTATCATCACTCTATGCTCGATCGGACTGGCGAGAGCACTAATGACGTTCAACATGCCAGATCGGAAACCATTTAATTGTCAAAGCTGCCTGTCATTCTGGATCGCAGTCATTGGATATTGTGCAGTAGATCCGTTCATGATCATGCTGGCATTTATCACATATCTGATCTCTGATTTAATTCTTATTTATGAAGCTCATTAAACGCATATGGCGATGGCTATTCAAACGAGAGCCAAAACCGACAAGCACTCCGGTAGACAAATCTGCTGATGAGCTACATCTGGCAACAATTGGAGCAATACTGATCAATGAGCTGTATAAATCACGAGCTCTCCGAAAGAAAATCAGAGGCACCAACTTAGAAACACAACTCAAAAAAATACTCAAATGACGCTATCTAAAGAATTACAGGCACAATTGAATCGATTTGGCAAGACTCGATCATGCTCTTTGAATAGTGAGCTGAAGAATGAGCTCGCAATCCATCTGATGGCCATTAAAGCAATCCGACTTAACAAGAGCTGTGGAACATGCATCCGTAATGCCATGCAAGATCTTCTCAATGCTTCTACGAAAGAGGTGCGTATTGAGACATTTATAGGCATCAAGCAAGAGGCACCATCAGCAGATGTTGATCTCGATTCAATGTCCTACAAAGAACTCAAGCAATATGCTGGTGTGAAAGGAAATATAAAGAGAGAGAAGATATACGATTTGATCAATAGCTCTAAATAGAACAGATTTACATATATATAGTTATGGCCAAAAATAAAGCATTTCTTTATACACTATTCGAACTCGCAGAGAGGTATATCGATGAATGCCTATCTCATACTGTCCAGGAGGTAAGCCAGGGGAAAGTAGTGGAGAAATTAAATCGGCACATACCTACGATTGATTTTTTCTTGAGAATCTGGATCCCGAGGAACTATGATAAAAGTTACACTATAAAAAGAATGACATACTATCGATGGCTGAACTGGGAGAATACAGAGAAGCAAAGAGTGATACATGCAATCGATGAAGCATTCAAAGCTTTAGCCAGGGATATCGTGGCCAACGAGGGGAAGGGGATATTCTATGCGAAGAATCGACTGGGGATGCATGATCGCCAGCAAGTGGAGACAAAGCAAGTGGAGAGATTTGACTTCGAATAAAATTGAGTGCTGCAAACCAGGGAAGAGCTGTGCATCCAGATGAGATGTGCAGCTCTTTTCATATCTTTGAAATATGAGCACGATCAAAGGATACAAACCACATGCAAATCAGCGACTGATTCATGATGCCATCAACAATGGATCAGAGAAATACATCGCTCTGAACATTGGGCGCCAATTTGGTAAAACCATGCTGGGCATCAATCAGATGCTATACTGGGCCATCAATGACAAAGGATGCAATATTGCCTGGATCACTCCAGTGTATAAGCAAGGGAAAAAAGTATTCAGCGAGATGGAAAGAGCCACAGCTTCCAGTGGCCTCTTCGACTTCAATAAATCAGATTTGATCATCACTGGCTTCGGATCCACAATCACATTCTTTTCTGGAGAGAGGCCCGACAATATCCGAGGGAATACATTCGACTATCTGATCATCGATGAGATGGCTTTCACCAGGCCAGAGCTTTGGGATGAGGTGCTTTCAGCGACTGTGCTGGTCAAGGGAAAAAAGGTGATATTCATCAGCACTCCGAAAGGAAAGAATCACTTTCACAGAATATGCATGCAGCCGAACTATGACAGCCGATATCGCTATTTTCATTTTACAAGCTATGACAATCCGATGATTCATCCAGCTGACCTGGAAGAGAGGAAGCGCTCCATGCCAGATCACATCTTTCGCCAGGAGTACATGGCAGAATTTATCGACAATAGCAGTGGCCTCTTCAAGAATGTCAGATCCTCCTCCGGTACCTGGGAGCGAAAGGGCAAATCATATGCTGGCCTGGACATTGGCCGAGCTGATGACTACACTGTGCTCACCATCTTGAATGAGGATGGCCAGATGATCCATGTGGAGAGATGGCGACATGATGAGTGGAGCAAGATCATCGATAAGGTGGCCAATGTGATCAAGGCCTTCAATGCGGTGACTGTGGTGGAGGTGAATAATCAAGGGGATGTATTTTATGAGATGCTGCAAACTAAGTGTAGAAATCAGGTGCATCCATTCGTCACCACATCGAAGAGCAAGCCGATGATTATTGAGGATCTCGCACTGGCATTCGAGCAAGGTGATATCAAGGTCACATCTGATCAGTGGCTGATTGATGAGCTCGAGAATTTCACTTATATTTACAATATCAACACCAGGAAGGTACAGTATTCAGCTCCCTCTGGGATGCATGATGATGGAGTGATGAGTACAGCTCTGGCCATGCATGCATTGAAGCACTACAGAATGAAAGGAAAATATAAGATATTAAGAGCATGAAAGCAATCGAAATCACACTACCAGGTACATTGAGACAATGCACTCCAGAGATGCTGTCCAAGTGGCTGATGATCGCACCAGTATTCCATGAAGCGAAGGATGATCTCTCCGCATCGCTTGATTTTCAATGCCAGGTGATATCCATCTTCAGTGGATTGAGTGTGAATAAGGTGAGGAAGGCCCATGTGGATGATGTGATTGAATGCTTCACACATATCCTGGATATGCTGTCAACGTATAAACAGAATGAGCTCCCATCTGGAAGAGTGGAGATCGATGGCCAGGTTTATATCTTTGAGCCAGATTTCTCCATTATCAGCACTGGGCAAATAATCGACATGAAGCTGATTGAATCTGTCCAGGAAGATCCATGTGCAGCGCTCGCCATCTGTTATATTGAGGAGGGCATGGAATATGGCCAGGAAGATGCGAGAGGGAAGGTGCTGAATCCATCGGCCAAGAGGAAGGAGGTATTCAAGCGAAGCTTTCCAGCTGATGAATTCCTGGATTTCTTCGGTTTTTTTTTGCGGCAATCAGAACAGAGGAAGCTCGCTATACTCGGCATTCAGATGGTGAGGCTGAAGAGACAGAATCAGAAGATGAGAGAGATCACAGCTCATCAGATCTCATCAATGACAGCGAATGGTTTACCTGGACAGGCCTCATCCTTCACCTGGCGAAAGAGCTTCACAAAGATGTTGACGAAATTACGAGGCAGCCGTATGTAAAGACCTTATTCTGGCTGAACTATTTCAAGCTCAAATCGGAACAAGATTACATATTATCAAAGCATGGCAGATCTTGACTTCCTTGATTCACTTGGTATATCGGAGAATGAACTCCGACAGCCAGAGAGCGCATACCAGAAGCTGATTCTCAAGATTGCAAACCAGGTCACAGAGGACTTTAAAAAGTACATCGGAGAGAATGTGATGAACACTGGAGGCTTGATGCAGTCAGTGGTATACATGCCGACTGGAGCATTCAGCTTTGAGATACAAGCTGATCAATACTATAAATACCAGGATCAAGGTGTGAACGCTGCACCAGAGGTGGAAGGATTGGACTATAAAAGGGCCCGAGTACAAGGGAGCGCTTTCTCATTCAAGTACATCTCCCCAGGAAAGAACATGGTCAAGGCAATCCAGGAATGGAAGGGAGGCACGATGGAGAAAGCCTATGCCACAGCTCGCAGCATCAAGATGCATGGATTGAAACCAAGGAATATCACAGAGAATGTGATGACAGATGCAGTGTTGAATCAGATTGCTTCAGATCTGGCAGCAGTGACTGGCCTCATGTTCGATGTATCATTTGTAAAAAATACAGCAAAATGGCAATAACTTTTCACCAACAGCCACAACTATTCACTCCAGCGAGTAATCCAGTGATGTGGGTATTCTCATCCGATCAGACTGGGCAGCCAAATTTCAGCTTTAAGGTACAGCTGTGGATCAATGGCGCTCTCTTTGGTACCTATGAGCTTTATCCAATGCAAGGGACATTCTGCAAATTCGAGGCCTCTGAATATGTGAGGAGCTTTGTAGCAACACACATACAATCAACTGGTGGCTTTCCTTTCGAATCTCAAGATCAAGGAATATCTGTACAGATATATGTATTTGAAAGCTACGGCACTCCTCCAGAAATAATCACAGCATCTGAGGAGAGATCAGAGGGCAACTATGTGTTTAATGGAGCTGTGAGATATCAGCAGTTTTATGAATACAATTATCAGAGATATTGGCTGAATTTTGCCAATGGCATGCAGCCAAAGATGATGACATACTTTCCAGATTCGGAGAAACAATTTACACCATACATAGATCCATTCCTGGTGGGGATATTGGCTGAAAGAGCTTTGCAATACTATGAGCTCACTCTTGAAATATATGACATCATTGGCACCATGACATACACATACACTGATGTGATTGATTTGGACTTCATTGTGAATATGCTCGACATATCACCAACGAACATGGATGCCAATGGATGGACATCTGGAACTGAATGGGATGATTGCTACTATTACGAGGTGATATTGACTGCAACACAATCAGCAGCTCCATTCACTTCACAGAGCACAGAAAGATTCCGACTTTACCTGGACAGATCATGCAGCCGATTTGATGACATGCGTTTATATTGGGTGAATAAATTCGGAGTAGTGGATCAGTATTCATTTAACAAGCTTTCAATCCAGAGCTCCAATGTGAACACATATGATTACCAGGTGCAGCCAGGTGTATGGGGAGAGGGATTCTATGATTTCAATCTCAATGCTCCAGAGAAAAAAGTCGCAGTCAAAACAGCTGAAGATCGCATCACCATCAATAGTGACTGGATGAAGCCAGCTGTGCAAAATTGGCTGGTAAGAGAACTGTATGAATCTCCTCAAGTATGGCTATACAAAGATGGAGCATTTCAGCCAGTGATCGTGGAGAATAATCAGAATGTATTGAAGAGCAGATTCAAGGATGGCCTCATCCAGGAGACAGTGAATCTCGTGGTGACATGGAGCTATAGATCACAATTAAATTAACATGGAGCTATACATCAATAACATCCTGGTGGATCTCAATGAGAAAATTCCATTCCCATTGACATATGCCATCAGCGATATCAAGGATATCTCTTCCAGGAAGGGGAATAATAGTAAAACAATTGCGCTGCCAGGTACATCAACGAATGTGCAACTGATGGCGAATGTATTCAGCTTGAGTGCTACGGCTGGAGCTCCCATCACCTTCATGAACTTTGATCCATCGGTGAAAGCATCAGCGAGATATTATCACAATGGAGTGCTCGAATTCAATGGAGTATGCCAGCTCCAGGATTGCGTACAGCAAGATGGGAACTGGACATTCAATATTGTGCTGATCAGTGAAACCATCGACTACATTGGCCGATTGAAAAATATCAAGATCAACGCACTCGATTGGAATGAATACAATCATCCTTTCACAGCAGAGATTCAAGCAGATTCCTGGAGTGGAAACATCATGAGCAATGGTGTAATGGTATCGAATGGGAGTGGCGCTGATTGGTATGGCTTGGGATATTACTATGGCCTCATTGATTATGGATATGAAAGGCCAGCTCCAGATACATTCGCAGTGGAGCACATTCCTCCTCATACATTTTGCTATGACATACTGAAGAGATCATTCAATGCAGCTGGCATCACCTGGCAGAGTGATTTCTTTGAAAGCCAAAGATTCAAGAGATTACTCCTGGCCTATCCTGGTGGAGTGCTTCCACAGATCACACCAGAGCAAGCTGCACTCGATAGCTCATTCACATCAGAGAATAATGATGCCGATGGATTCGTGATGAATGCGATATCAGCAACTGGTAACTTTTGGATAAATAATTTCACAGCTCTGAATAACTACGATGGTACCATAACAGCAGATCCATCTTCACAGATTCAGCAGCCATCTCCATTGATGTTCGTACCTTCATCGGAGGGCCTCTTCGCTGTCAACTATCAGGGAGATCATCGAATCACCATCAGCACTAATGCCGGCATCCTGGTATGGGGAAGCTACAGAGTGAGCTTGATTGTGCGAAAGAATGGAGTGATTGATTCAACGACTACAATTGCAGAAGGAGCCATCACTCCAGGTGTGGCTTCCATGACTGTTGATTATTCCTTCGCTGTGCTTCCATCAGTTAACTTGACATTCAGCGATGTGCTTGATGCCAGGCTACAGCTTGAGGTAATGGATGGACAGATCGCTGGATTCGGAAATATATCAGTGACCATTGAATCATTGGGTGCTGATTTGAATATCGAGAAGCAGCCACAATCACTCACTCCAGGATCAACATTAAACCTGGCAACTATGCTGCCAGACATGACAGCTGATTCATTCTTTCGAGGCATTCGAGATATGTTCAATCTGTACATCAAACCGAATGAGCTTGATCCTACTATCTTGGAGATTGAGCCTCTCGTAGATTTCTATGAGGGCACAGATACAGCTCTCGATTGGACCTATAAGATAGATAAATCTCAAGCTGTCAAGATTACTCCGACTATCAACTTTGCTTCGAAGGATTACAGATTCACATTTGAGAAGGATGATGATTACTGGAGCAAGCGATATTCAGATGATGTGCTTGTTGAATACGGGAATAATTCAGTGGCATCTGGTAATGCATTCAGCCAGGGATCAACAGATGTGAAGCTTCCATTCAGCCAGAAGCCTCTGGTCAGGATTCCAGATGGGGAAGGTTTCACAGATCTGATTATTCCATGCTCTTATCAGATGAAAACAGAGAGCAATGGTGTGAGCCAAATTGTGGAGAAAGTAGCCAAGCCATTCATTGTACAATTGATCAGTGGAGAGGTGGGTAAATTGGAAGATGGATCCTGGATTCATGTTGATGAATTCGATAATCCAATTGCTCGCACTGAATATCCATATGTTGGCCATCTTGACAGCTTGCTTGATCCGACTTTTGATCTCAATTGGGGTGTTCCACAGTATGTGTTTTATTCAACTGGAGAGGTCACTCTGTACACTACGAACAACTTGTATGGATATCACGAGAGATTCATTAGAGAGATCATCTCCAGGTACGGAAAGCAGCTCACAGCGAAGGCTATGCTTGAAAGCAAGGACATCGGAGAGCTCAACTTCAAAAAGCTGATCATGATTGATGGAGTAATGTTCAGATTGCAGAAGGTCAATAATTACGACAGCGGCAAAAATAACAGCACAGAAACGGAATTCATCCGATTGGTGGAGGCAGAATCAGCACAAACTTATACAGTAACAATATCACCAGATAAATACCAAAGATAATGGCAACAAAGGAGGCAGTTTTTTCCCTTAAAGTAGACACTGGAAACAGTGTAAACGACATAAAGAGCTTTGATCAAGCAGTTAATTCACTCAATAAAGATGTGAATACCTTACAGAGCACAGTGCAAGAGGGCGCTGGTACAGATGTATTCGCACAGAAGCTCACAGAATTGAATGCAAAAGTGGAAGCTGGTGGCTTGACTATGCGAGAGATGACGCAAGCCATGAAGCAATACCAGAATATTGCTGCCCAGGCTGGGATGGAATCACCAATCGGCCAGGAAGCCATCAACAAAGCATCTGAATTGAAGGATACCATCGGAGATCTGAAGGCAGCAACGACTGCACTCTCTTCTGATTTCAAAGGATTGGATACAGCACTCGCTGGCATCAGCACTGGTGCAGCAATATTTCAGGGATTTGAGAGCGCCATTGCTCTCACTGGAGTGGAGAATGAGAATCTGGTGAAATCCATGCAGAAGCTTGTTGCTATCCAGGGTGTAGTGAATGCCATCAGCGAGGTAGCGAATAATTTGAACAGTGATGCAATCCTGGGAATACAGCTGCGCACTACCTATGAGAAGATATATGCTCAAGTAGTGGGCAACAGCACTGGAGCATTGAAGGGATTGAAGCTTGCACTCGCTGCGACTGGTGTGGGAGCTCTCGTGATCGGACTGGGATTGCTCATCACGAACTTTGACAAAGTGATGGATTCCATCAGTGGTGTATCACAGCGCCAGAAGGATTTGAATTCTACGATGGATGCATATAAATCAGCAGCTGTTGATGCAACTATGCAGACCAATAAAGTGAAGAATTCATTTGACCTGGCGAGAGAGGGAGTGATCAGCAAGGAGGAAGCGCTTGCAACATACAACAAGGAACTCGGTGACACATTTGGCCAGGCAAAAAATCTGAATGAAGCAGAGAAATTATTTGCAGAGAAAACAGATGCCTATATCCAGGCAGCATCCTTGAGAGCCCAGGCTGATGCACTCATGAAGATGGCAGCAGAGGAGAGAGTGAAATCATTACTCGCTGATCAGGAAACAGAGCGCATCTCAAGGACCAAAGCAGCAAAGGATCCATACTCCATTGTGAACATGGCAAAAAAGGAAGGCGAAGCTACAGCAAAGAAATCCAAAGATAGAGCTGATGACCTTGATAAATTGGTGAAGGATCTCACAAAGGAAGCAGAGCAAATTGAAAACAAGAATAAAATTGTGAGCGAAGGTGAGAAGGAGGTGAATGATAAAGCTGAAGAGCAAAGAAAAGCAGCAGCAGACAAACAGAAAGCTCGAATCCAGGAAGAGATCAAGAGAGAAAGAGAGCGCCAGCTTCAGATCATCGAGATACGAAACCAATTGATTGCTGACATCGAAGCAGCAGAAACAGCTTATTATGATAGTTTGTTATCAGCAAGGGATAAAGACCTTCAAGATGCACAAGATTACTATAATGGACTAATTGGTGCAGCTGAAAGAGAAGGTCTTGATACCACTACTTTGAAGCTTGCAGCTGAAAAAGCGAAAGCTGATATCACTGACAAATATGACAAGGAAGATCTGGCGAAAAGAGCCGAGGCTGAACAGAAAAAACTGGATCTGATCAGAGCATATCAATCAGTTATCCTGGATGAATACCAGAATGAACTCATCGACTTCGAAAAAACTCAAGAGGATAAGTACAAGAAACTGAATGAGGCCCATCAAGCTGGATTGATTTCAGATGTGGAATATCAAGCTGCCAGTGTTAAGCTCGAGGAGGAGTATTCAGCAAAGATTGTCGAGATCAACAAAAAGAAAACTGATGCCATTGCAGAGAATGATAAGAAAGCTCTGGCAACAAAACTGGAGACAGCACAGAAGATCGTGGACAGCGCACAGCAAGCTCTCGATTTTGCTTCTGAATTAAACAGTGCAATAAATGACATCGAAAACAATCGACTGGCAGCAATGGCCATGGAGACCGATGCACAGATTGCCGAGCTTGAGAAGAGACGAAATGCAGAGCTTGCCAATGCCAATCTGACTGGAGCACAAAAGGAAGCGATAAATAAGAAATTTGCAGCTCAAGAATATGCATTGAAGGTCAAGCAATTTGACCAAGAAGAGAAAATTAAAAAGCGCCAATTTGAAAAGGAGAAAGCATTAAAGCTGGCAGAGATTGCCATCAATACAGCAGCTGCCATCATCAAGGGGATTGGTCAATTTGGTCCTCCTCCATCACCATTGGGGATCGCTGCAATCACATCAGCTGGAGTGCTTGGGATTGCGCAAGCAGCAGCTGTGGCATCTCAAAAATATGAAGGAGGCCAGGCGCCAACGATGCCAGATTTCGGAGGAGGTGCAGCTTCGACTGGAGCATCAGCATCTTCATTCGCTCCGAATACCAATGCACAGCAGACATCACTGGCGAGCTATCTTCCAGGAGGAGCCAATGGTCCAGCTGTCAGTCAAGTGGTGGTGCTGGAGAGTGACATCACTGGCACCCAGCAGAAGGTGGCTGCACAGCAGAGCTTGAGTACATACTGATGAAGGATCTATTTTCAGCTGTGAGGAATGAATCTGAACAGCTGAAGGATCCGAAATCGGAGAGATATCTCTTTGCTTTGTGCAATGAATGGCCGAGCTTGAGATTCTCTCCAGGATAGGATCTCATTGGCCAGGTATTAAAGTATATTGATTTCAGAAGGTGATTGTGCGACTGATAATCAATCTGACCAAAGAGCTCGATAAATCGACATGACTGGATGAGCACTGGCTGATGGCATTCATAATTGATAAGCTCCAGATTATTGGCTGCCAGAAAATCAATGGTATTCTCACATGCTTGTTGGTATGTGATTGAGTGTCCTGGTGAGATGGTGATATATCCATTCCTCATCACCTGGTGAAATGGGAATCGATCTGTGATAAAAAAATCATCGTTCATCAGAATGAATTCATCACCAATGAGCTCGCAGAATATCATGACTTTGTCAGTGACTTCTGATCCTGGTGATTTCAGATGTGACTTGTATGGAATATGTACAAAAGGGAGATCCATTCCAGGAGCATCTCCAATGATGTAAACTTCAGCATCTGGATAGGCCATATATAACCATCTGATGGACTGATAAATTTCGAAGGTGCTTCCCTTGGATTTGAATGGATAAACAAATTTCATAGAACAAAATTACATATTAAAGATATGATAAAGAACATTCCAATTTACGAGATCAGCATTGATCTGAATAATGAAGAGACAAATGTGAGCTTCAATTCATTGGTACATGATCCAGCTCATGAGATCTCATTTCAGACATTTGCGAATGCGAAGAGATTCGAATTCAATGATGTGGAGCAAGTAATCAGTGGAGTGGCAATATCAGCAGATACTCCCATCTATCGATACGACAGCAAAACGAAAGAGGAGTATTATGTGGTATTCACAAAGCAAGCAATCAAGGATATCATCTTCGACTATGCCAGGAGAAAAAATTACAATAATGTAAACCTGGAGCATTCACATGATCAGGTGCGAGATGATCTCTTTATGATCCATTCGTACCAGGTTGATGCAGCGAAAGGATTCACAGCTCCGGAAAGATTCAAAGATGTGAATGATGGCAGCTGGATTGTGAGCTACAAAACTCCGAATTCAGAGCTATACAACAGAGCGAAATCTGGAGAGTGGACTGGATTCTCCATTGAGGGAGATTTCATCCTGGAGCATGTGGGGAACAGTGAAGAGGTGATGCTGTCAGCAATCCTGGAAGAGCTCGACAGCTTGAAAGAGATGGCCTTCGCAGAATCTTACACTGATTATCCAGAAGCTGCGACAGCGAATGCACAGATCGCATTGAGATGGGCAGAAGAGAATGGATGGGGTGACTGTGGCACAGCTGTAGGTAAAGCACGAGCGAATCAATTAGCCAACAGAGAAGCCATCAGCAGAGATACCATTGCACGCATGGCTGGCTTCGAACGCCATCGACAAAATAGCCAGAAGGAACTTGGTGATGGATGCGGCAGATTGATGTGGCTTGCATGGGGAGGTGATGAAGGTATCGAATGGGCCAGCAGAAAATTGAAGCAATTGAATACTCAATTCGCAAAGAAAAGGATCTCATTCGATTTCGATGATACTTTGACTACAGCAAAAGGTCAAGACATGGCCAGAAGATACCTGGCAGCGAATGATGAAATCTTTATCATTACAGCTCGCACTCAATCCAATGGAGGACCGGTATATTCGCTGGCTGAAAAGTTAGGCATCAAAAAAGAAAATGTTTATTTCACTGGAGGAAAGCACAAGTGGATGCTGGTGAAGAGGCTTCGAATTGATAAGCACATCGACAATAATGAGGAAGAGCTTCAGCTGATCAGAGAGAATACCACAGCAGAAGCCTGGAAAATTTAGAACAAGAATACATATTATTTAAACACAAGAAAAATGACAACAGATTTCAAGGCAATCATGGAATCAATTCGTGAACTGAAAGCTACATTCACAGCAAAAGCAGAAGCCTTCAACGAGGCAGTGCTTGAGGATGGCACAATGATCTCCTATGAGGGAGAGCTTGTTGTCGGTACAGCTGTATTCGTAGTGACAGAGACAGAAGAGATTCCAGCTCCAGAGGGCACGCACGCTCTTGGTGGAGAATTGACTGGTATCTCAATCGTTGTTGATGCAAATGGTATCGTCACAGAGGTGATTGATACACGAGCTGAAGCATCAGGAGATGAGCCAGTGGCAGCATCCGAAGAGGAAGCGCCAGCAACAACAGAAGCAGCGATGTCAGCAGAGGATGTTGAATCTATCGTGAATGCAAAGATTGAAACATTCAGCGCAATCTTCGAAGGGATGGCTGAAATGATCAAGACAATTGCATCCGAAAATGAATCACTCCGCAATGAGGTGACTGGATTGAAGGGAGAATTCGAATCTTTCAAGGCAGCTCCATCAAACCAGGTGACAGAGGGCGAAAAATTTTCACGAGTTACGAGCACATTGACAGCTCGACAATTACATCTTAAAAACAATCTAAACAAGTAAAATCATGAGCTTAAAAAAATTCATAAGCACTAAATTTGATTATGATGTTGCTGATTTGGCACCATACATTGA